GTTTCGTTTCTTCGTCTGGCTTCTCGGCTAGGTATTCCCTGCCGCCGACACGGCATGCACCCGCGCCAGCCGCTGCATCGGCCGCGCCACCAGGCTGACCTCGCACAATTCCACCGCCTGCAATTCCCGAAACCGCCCCTGCCGCGCCGCGCGCGCCCGATATCCGAACGACAGCCCGCTGACCGCCCCCTGCGCCACCAGCCCGGCCAGTTCGGGCGCATCCACCCGGCCGACGACGCGTAGCCCCCGCGCGTCCTCGCCGATGCTCTCGATCTCCCCCACCGGCACCCCGCGATGCTGCCACAGCAGCGGCACCTTGCGCACGCTCCCGTCCGAACGGGGGCCGAACGCGCCCGGCCGGATCACGTCCCCGCCCCGGTCCGGCGCATCGAACACTGCGGCATAACCCGCGAACCGCACGCTCATTTGCCGATCCCCTGGTCCAGCCCCCAGAATCCCAACTTCACCGCCAGCCCGACCATTACCAGCGCCAGCAGCATCCGCACGACCCATCCCGCCACCGCCTTCACCGCCGATCGCTTCGCGTCGCGCCACGCACCCAGCAGTTCGCGCAATTCCTCCATGTCCTTGGCCGCGCTCGGATCATCCAGCCCCAGCCGCACCAGCGCCCGGCTCGCCCCCAGCTCGCCCGCCTCCTCGACGATGGCGCGCAGCGTCGCCACGTCCGCGCCCTCGCCCTGCCCCTGCGCGGTCAGCTGCGCCAGCAACGCCCCGTTCATGGCGCCACCTCCAGCCCCAGCATCGCCCGCTTCTCCGGCGTCGTCAGGAAATCCGCCGCGCTGACGCTCCGCCACAGCCGCTCGCGGTCCTCCGCCATCGCTGACACCTTGTCGACCTCGACCCACAGCCGGGCATCGGCAAACCATCCCGACAATCCCTGGGCCAGCTCGGTCAGGATCTTGTCGGCCAGCGGCAGGATCGTCAGCCGCCACACCGCCCGGTTCGCCTCGCGATAGTTCGCATAGCTGTTGTCGCCGGGCAGGCCGATCAGCATCGGCGGCACGCCGAACGCCAGCGCGATCTCCCGCGCCGCCGCTGCCTTCAGCCCCACAAAGTCCATGTCGGCCGGGGTCAGGCTCATCGCCTGCCATTTGAGGCCGCCCTCCAGCAGCATCGGCCGCCCGGCATTGGCCGCGCCCGCGAACCCGGCCTCCATTTCCGCCTTCAGCCGCTCGAACTGTGCCGGCGCCAGCGCGCTGCCGTCCCCCGGCTCGTAAACCAGCGCGCCCGACGGTCGCGCCGCATTGTCCAGCAACGCCTTGTTCCACCGCGTCGCCGCATTGTGGATCGCCACCGCGCCCGACGCCGCGCCCAGGCAGCCCAGCCCATAATGATCGTCCCCCGGATGCCAGGTCTTGAGGTGCACGACCTGCGGCCGGCCGCTCGCGTCCTCCGCCGCGATCCGGGTCACCGATCCACCGACGCGATAGTCATAGGCGATCGGCCATCCGCCCGCATCGGTGCGGATCTGCACCCGCTCCGGGCGCAGTGCGAACAGCTCGGCCACCCCGCCATTGCCGTCGCCGAGCAGCTGGACGAACGCATTGCCATGCAACAGCAGCTGCGCGGCCACCGTCGCCCCCAGCTCCTGCCCCTGGCTTCGCGCGTTGACCAGTGCGAGCAGCGCCGGATCGGACGCCGCCAGCGGCGCGCTCGCCACCCCGTCCGCCACGATCTTCACCGCCCGCTGCGCCACCGGGTTGCCGGCATAGCCCTCGCGCACCTGCGCCTCATATTGCTGCGGCCATTCGCCGATCCCGCGCGCACTGCTCGTCAACACCGGACGCGCACCCTCGCGCCCGGACTTCCGCCCGAACCATTTCATGTGAATCTCCCGAAATACCCGTCATCCCCGCGCCGGCGGGGATCCATTCAGGCTGACCTCACGGATCGATCCGCACCGGCCGAAAAGCTATCTTTTCACCCCGAACCAGATAACATGGCGCGGCCCCTTCCCATTGGAACGCGCCCGCACGCCCACTTCCTCGACCGCGAACCCCGCATCGCCCATCCGCCGCCGGAACCGGTCGTCCGGCGCCGCCGACCAGACGGCAAGCACCCCGCCCGGCTTCAGCGCCGTCCGCGCCTTGTCCAGCCCGCGCATCGTGTACAGCCGGTCATTGTCCAGCCGTGTCAGCCCATCCGGGCCATTGTCCACGTCCAGCAGGATCGCGTCATACTCCGCCCGCGCACGCCCGATCACCGCGCCCACATCGTCGATCACAAGTTGCGTCCGCGGGTCGTCCAGGCACCCCGCAGCCAGGTCCGCCATCGGCCCCCGCGCCCATTCCACGATCTTCGGCACCAGCTCGGCGACCACGCAGACCCCCTCCGCGCCCATCCGCGCCAGCGCCGCGCGCAGCGTGAAACCCATGCCGTATCCGCCGATCAGCAACCGCGCCGACGCCGGCGCCGCCAGCCGCTCCAGCGTCATCACCGCCAGCGCTTCCTCCGACCCGCTCATCCGGCTCGACATCAGCTCGTTGCGCTCGAGCACGATCATGAAATCGCCCCCGCGCCGGAACAGCCGGAGCGGTTCCCCGCCCGGCACCTCGGCAATGTCGATCAGTTCGCGCGGGGTCATGGCCAGATAAAGCTCGTGACCGTCTCACCCTCCAGGATGCCCTTCGCGCTGAACCGCCGTTCGGCGATCCGCCCGCGCCCGTGATGGTCCACCGTCACCACCGTCGAGCACCGCGTGCCGTACACCGGGTTGCGGATGAACACCGGCGAGTTCACCGGCTCCTGCGGGTCCGGCTCGTACAGTTCCGCCGCCCCCGCCGGCCGCTCGTCAACCAGCGCGGCGAACAGCGGCGCGGTGTCCGCGCTCCCCGTCTCCAGCCACGCGGTCAGCGCCATCTGCATCCGCAGCGTCTTGGGCCACAAGGTCCCCAGCAGGCCGTTCGAAAGCCCGTGCATCCCCGGCGACAACGGCCGCCGCACCGGCTCGGGCCGGTTGGACAGATAGCTCGCGCCCGTCTCGTCCACCGCGATCATGTTGAACGGGTTGTACGCCGCCAGATCCTGTGGTTCCTCGCCCGCCAGCATGTCGGTCACCAGCGTGCCCCGCGACTTCCCGTCCAACGGCGGAGTCTCGCCACGCACATTGGTCACCGCCGCAAAGCGCCCGCGCTCGGTCACGCCCAGCCACGTGCCGCCGCCCACCACGTCGCGCCCGGCCAGTACCGGCCCGCGCGCCAACCAGCGCGACAGCGGCACGGTCGTGCGGTCATGCCGCTCGTCCCGGTTCCCTGCCGCCACCAGCTGCCAGTTCGGATGCATGCGCCACGCCAGCGCCAGAACACACATGTCGCCAGTCCTAACCGCTTCGCCGCACGAAGCCACCGGAAAAGATGGTTCACACGCCCGCCAAAGCGCCACGGCGCCGCCGTCCACCCTCAGAACGTCCGCACCGCCGCGCCCGCGCGCCGCCGCAGCATCAGCTCGGTCAGCGCCCACACCAGCGCGTCCGCCCGGTCCGGCGAGCGCCCCGGCCCCTCGTAACCGCCGCCCGCGACCAGCCCGCAAAGCTCGTCCTCCAGCTGCGCGAACGTCCCGCACAGCCGCACCCGCCCCGCCTCGAACAGCGCCGCCACCGGCTCCGCCCGCGCCGCCTTCCCGCGCGACGCATGGACCAGCCGCACCGGCATCGCTACGTCCGCGCCCGCCAGCACCGACCGCACCATGTCCCCGCCCTGGTTGCGCTCCGCCACCACCAGGTCGGCGCGATGCCGCCGGGCACACGCCGCCACCGCCCGCGCCCAGCTTTCGGGCGATCCCCGCACGCTCGCATCGGCCAGCACATAGCCGATCCCGTCGCCGCCCAGCGCCACCGCCACGATCCCGCACGCGTCGCCCCCCGCGCTCACCGGCGGGTCGACGCCGACCACCACGCGCGCCACCTCCTTCGGCCTGCGTCCCCGGCACGCCTCGATCGTCGTGCGGGTCCACAGCGCGCCCTCGACATCGTCGATCAGCTCGCCGTCCAGCTCCTGCCGCCCGATCCGCGTGCCGCCATATTCCGCCTCCATCGCCGCGACGAAGCTCGCGGGCAGGTGCACATTGTCCCGCGTCCGCCCCTGCGTCTCCACGCACGCGGGCAGCGCCATCACCCGCTTCATCAGCTTCGTCGGCCGCGGCGTCGTCGTCACCAGCACGCGCGGCCGCTCCCCCAGCCGCAGGCCCAACACCAGATTGTCCCACGCCGCCTCCCCGCCCGGCCCCCATTTGCCCAGCTCGTCGCACCACGCATGGTGATGCTCGGGTCCACGCAGCCCCTCCGGCGCCCCGGCCGAGAACAGATAGCCCACCGCGCCCGACGCGAAATTTACCTCGCCCCGGTCGCGCAGCCAGCGTACCGGCTCGCCATCCGGCGCCGTCGCGATCAGGCCCGATCTGCCCTCGATCATCACCCGCCGCACTTCCTCGATCGTCGCACCGACCAGCGCGAAGCGGCCATCGGGATGCGCCCGCGCGATCTCGTGCACCCATTCCGCCCCGGCCCGCGTCTTGCCGAACCCGCGCCCCGCGCGGATCAGCCACACCCGCCAGTCCCCCGGCGGCGCCACCTGTCCGCCATGCGCCCACAGGTCCCAATAGGTCAGCAGCTCGCGCCGCATCGCCGCGCTCATCGCCCGCATCACCCGCGCCTGCCCGGCCGGCGTCATCGCCAGCAGGTCGCCCAGCATCCGCTCGACATGCACATCGTTCCCGCTCATGCGCCCGCGCCCCCGTCCTGCGCCGCCGCGCGCGCCGCCTCGGCCCGCTTGCGCCGCGCGACCATGTCCAGCCGCCGCAGCAATTCGTTCACCGTGTCGTCGCGCGTCGCCCGCTGGCGCGGCCGTCCCGGCCGCTCGTTCGCCGTGCGCCGCTGCAGACCCAGCACGCGGATCGCCAGGTCGATGTTGAGCGGCGGCAGCGGCGTCTGCGCCAACCCCTCCAGCGTATCGCCCGCATTCCCGGCCAGCGCGTGCGCGATCAGCCGCGCCTCCAGCATCTGATATCCCTGCACCACCGCGTCGGCCCATTCGGCCGCGAACCCCTCCTCTGTCCGCCGCCAGTGATAGACGGTCATCAGCGACACGCCCGAATTGCGCGAAGCCTTCTCGACATCGCAATGCCAGGCCAGTTCGCCCAGAAAGGCCTCGCGCCGCTTCGCCAGCGACGCCGCGCGCTCGACCGCATTGCGCCGCACCC